AGCGAGTTATCTTGCGCGACTCCTATTTCTTGTAAAAGAGAAACAAGAATTGCAGTGTTAACTATTGCATCTGTTGCACTAAGAGAATCAGACGTATTGACGTAAAAATCTGCAACTACAGACTGGTTATCCAAACTTGATAAAGTTTCAGCAGCTTGTACGTTGTACTGGAGTGAGGATGCACTTAAATCTGATGATGTTACAGATTCAGACGCAGATGCAACCGCTACAAAGCTAGATAACTGGCTATCTGACGCGGTAACAGACTCTGATGCAGTCGCCACTGCCGTAAGTGTGTTGGCCTGGCTTTCTGTAGTTGTGACTGACTCTTGTAGTTGAGATACGATGGTTGCTACAGTAAAAACAACATCAGACGCTGCTGCTGACTCAGTTAATGAATTGTCGTATGAAACAGTATTTGCTATGCTGTCAACAGCCAATAGCGTTTCACTGAGTAAACTATTCAAAACCGCCGTATTTGTTATGTTTTCAGTAGCAGTTGCAGCCTCATTAACTGATACTGAAATTTCAGGAACATAAAGCACGCTTTCAAACGTGTTGTACCCATAGGCGCCAGACCCATAAAACGAAGAACCATAACCACCTTCTGTAAGGCTTACGTTATAAACGTTACCAGTTGGCTCTGCAAGAGAGCTAAATGGTGTGCCAAATGGTGCTATGCCAAACATTATTTACCGACTAAATAGATTCAACCCATTGGCAAGTTTGCTCATCCCACGCATATTGCTTGTCATCCGTAGGCATAGGTACTGGTGCAGCCCATTGGCAAGTTTGCTCGTTAAGTGACCAACTTGGAAACGGCTGCGGTGGAATAAACGCATCCCTATCGCTGTCGTATGCGTATCCAATACCAGCGTAATTTTTGCGAATGTTTCCGTTGTAAGAAGTTTGCTTCCAATTTGTATATCCACCACTCCATTCGATAAGAAATACAATTCCTTTGGCTTCAACTTCAACGCCGTTTATCAACAATTCGTTGTTATGTACGCAATGCACCTCTAGCACTACGTTGTTTCCATCAAGTTTTGCAAAATGTGCCATGATTAGAACGTAATTGAACCGTTGCCGGTAAATTTATAAATTTTGTAGGTTCCAGTATTAATAAATGTAGGAGAACCTGTTGTAGATATAGCATCGTTATAAACGCTTGAATATTGAATAATTACAATTCCAGAACTACCAGCACCACCACTACCATTAGTTGCACCGCCGCCGCCGCTTCCTGTATTGATTGTTGCACTTGTAGCATTTCCACTAACTGATCCAGCACCGCCTCCGCCACTACCACCAGCACCGGGAGTACCTCCGCTGTAAGTTGAACCACCTCCACCAGAAGCAATGTAATAAGTCCCACTTACATTTACGCCAGCACTAGCTGATGAAAGAATACTGCTTTGAGCAGATGCACCAACGCCACCAGCTCCTCCTGTTGTCGTTGTACCATTTGCACCAACAGCACCAGCACCGCCGCCGCCGCCGCCACCATAATTTGGCGCACCTGTATTGGCATTACCACCGGCATATCCTTGACCAGCAGTTCCAGCAGCGCCTGTACTTGGAGTTGGCCCTGCTGCACCACCACCTCCAGAACCAAATGATCCTGTTGGGGCTGTTGCAAATCGACTACCTCCACCGCCACCACCTTTAGCGGTAACTGAGGAAAAAACACTACTACCACCAGCGCCGCCAGCAACAGATGAAGTACCCGCTGTTCCACCTGTTCCAATTGTTACTGTATATGCAGTGTTAGAAACAACTGATAAAGTATTGTATAAATAACCACCAGCACCGCCGCCGCCGCCACCAGAGTTAACTCCACTAGGGCCACCGCCACCACCAGCGCCCCCGCCAACAACAATATACTCAATTGAAGAACTAGAAATTAAAGGCCAATTATTACCCATTGCAGCATTTCTTTGTTCTTGCAATGTCCAAATACCATTTGCGTCAGCAGTCCTGGGAAATTGTGCCATTATGATATTTCCTCATAAGATGAAGTAAATTCAATTGCTGAAGCAGTTCCAACTGTTACAACAACAGATTGAGATTCACCAAGATAAAAACAAGTATTTTTATTTACAATAACAAGAGACGAATTTAATGGAACTATAACTTGATATACAAGTCTATAAGCGGTTCCCCCGCCACCTGTAGCACTATTAATTGAAACAGTAACAATAGCATTTGAGGAAGTTACGTTTGACGCAACAATGTTGTCAATTTTGTTCACCGTACCAGCAGCAGGTGTAAGTGCAGTCCAAGTCGTAGCTGCTGTTGTAGCCGGAATTAAATAGCTAGTATTACCGTAAATTGACGATACGTTAATCAGATTAGGGTTTGCCATGTTTGTGCCTTAGTATCCAAAAACCATTGCTAAAACTACTGCCTTACCTTCTGGTACAGCTAAAGACGCTGGGTAAGTAACAAACACGTTCTTTGTGCCTGCTGAAAAATTTACCAGTGAACCAGAATTGCTTGAAGAAATTACGGTGGTTCGGGAAAGCGTTGTGCCGGATGATGTATATGTACCAATGCCGACCTCCCAATCTGTCCCACCTGTAATGGTGTAGTAGGTTGAGTTTCCATTACCAACAACGGCAAAAGACTGAAAACCGGAAACAGCACCTGCCAGAGTGACAGTACCAGTTCCGGTTGTTGTGGTTGTTTCTTGAACCCTATCGGCTAAGATTAGAGCCATAAAACCCCCTTAAATTATGTAGCTTCTATTTCTTCTTGTGTGAAGAAACGCTCTTGAGAAATATTGTCTTGGTCTGTGTACGAAACGCGCAAAAGCAATTGGGCGTCGCTGTCTACAGTAGCGCCTTGCACAGTGCCAACCATGTCTGTGTTCTTTACTTTGACGGAATCACCTGTCTTAAAAGCCATGATATATGTCCTTAAACAGATGCTGTGTAGGTGACGTTCAATGTATCGCCGTTAGCTACGGATCGGTTGCCGCCAGTAAACGAACCTGCCGAGTACAAGACACCTGTAGTTGTCGCACGCACTTGGGTAACGGTAAGCAAAGCGCCTGCAATGGTCGCTGTGGCGTTAATGCTAAAGGATGTGGCTGTAGAGGCTTTAGAGCCAGCAGAGGCCGCATTCCAGGCCACAGTAGCCCTATTGGTTCCAGTGTAGGCCGTGCTCTCTGTCCAGCCAGCATGAGAGGCCAAGGTGTCGCCAGCAGCGTAAGTCGGAGTAGACGCACCATCCACTAAACCTAGATACCAGGCTGCGGTGTATGCAGAGCCAGCAAAGTATTTGTCAAGCAAATCGTTTTTACCAACAGTCACCACCAAGTTTTCAATGGAGTCAGTCCATTTAACCTGGCCATCAGGTCCAACGCACTGGACGTTATAGTGGCCAGTGACGCCAATGGTTTCTGTCAAATCATTAGATTTAGAGATAGAAACGTCAGATGTTTCTGTCAACTTAATTTTCTCGGATTGCATAAAAGACTCCTAATTATCCAAAGGACCTAGCACGCGCAGACATCGCACCGCCGGATGTGGCTCCGCGATCATCGGCAAGCTGCAAATCAGTCAATGCCTTGTCGTACAGGCTTGACCATACGGGTATTCTCGCATCATCTTGCAAGTATGGCGCAGCCTGCATCAGGCTGCCGTAAAGGTAAATATCGGGGCTGGCAGCCAACAGAAAGTTGCTTGATACCGAGGCTGACAGCTTTGTAATTTTGGCGTAGTACACCAACTCAGTGGTGTATGTTGCGTCAGGCGTTGGGACAACCCTTACCTGGCCACCGACAATGCCAAAGTATTTAGGACGCGAGGGAGCAGAATATTGCCTAGAAATATCGTCCAAGGCATCAATGGTCTGGAATACCAGAGGAGTGACAGGGTTTGTGCTGGTTAACTTAAAAGACCTTGTCTCTAAAAAGTCGCTAGGCAGTGCAGCGTACTCAGTGTTTATGTCTGCATTGGACCTAGTAATCATCTGCCTGGTGCGTAGCTGGCGCTCAATCTGCGCCTCTGCCAGGGATATGAAGTCGGGAATGGCAGACGTTAAATCGGTGCGGTTAAGCCAGTCACCGATTGATGTCTTTAACTCCGTGTACGTTGTCAGAGCCATTACGTTGCCTTTTCCTGTTCCTCAAGATCACGCATCACCCATGTAT